TACGTTGTGCTCCTTTGTTTACACTGCCACCACCTGCTGCTCTGACTGCATCTGCTGTCATTACAAATTCGTTTTTAGAAAGTCTTGCAGGTACATCATCTGCTCTTTCTTTTTTACCAATAGGTACAAATCCACCACCTCTTAAATCCATTTCTCTACCACCGAAGTCTAACATACCTCCGTCTTTTAAGCTAGCAATCCCTCCATTTTTTAATCCTATTTCTTCAAAAACATCTAGTATTTCTTCTTCGCTAAAGTTGTTAACTTCCATCGCTTCTCTAATCGCAGCTCTTCTAGCATTTGCAATTGCATCTTCAGCCATACCTGCCTGTTCCATTTCTTCTCTTTGGATTCTATCAAATTCATTTGCTGCATCTATCGCCGCTTCATATGCAACATCACCTGTTGCTAAAGCTGCTGTTGGCCCTAAAGCTGCTGCTGCATCTTGTAATACTGGAAACGATTTTTTCATACCTAAAATGTTTTCTCTACCTGGAACATTTTTTTGAAATAAACTTCCTGGATTTTTTCCTATGTCTGCTAATGTAGATCTTGTTCCTTGTACATAATCAGATAAAGCTCCTATCCCTTCTCTTGTTACATTTTCTGCACCTTGCATAAATCCAACATCTGGTCTCATTACTGTATCTGTTGCTACATCTTTATAAGGTATACCTCTTTCAACACCACCTCTAATACCTTCACCTGAAGCTCCACCTTTAGTAACATCTTGAGAACCCAACGCTCCAAGTCCACCTGCTAATGCCATAGATAATGTATTTAAATCGCTAATATCTTCTATTGGTGTTTCATCAGCTGCAACCTGTCCTGCAGCATTAAACCCTGCAGATATTAAACCTCTCATCATAGGGCCCATACCAGGGGGTAACATAAGTGAACCAATACCTGCTGCATATGGTGCTAAAAATCTTAATTCATTTGGTATAAGTTTATCTGAAAGTTTAGAAAAACCTTTAACAATAGGATTAAAAATTTTCTTTGTTACCTTTTTACGTTTTCTATTTAAATCTGATAATACGCCCATAGTTTCTCTTTATAATATTAATGTTGAAGCAAGTGTGCAAAACTTGTATGTATGCGAGTATCACACAATTTACTAGGTTTTTATACATTCGTCAATCGCTGATGTTAAAGTCAGCGCCTATTTTTATTTCTTCTACAGTCACATTTACATCTCTTCGTATATGCTCTGCTTTTGTAGCTGTATTAGGATTTTGTACATCCTGCATAGCTTCTGCGTCTGACATATACTCTTGACCTGTTTCTGTATTAGTTAAAGTTACCTCTGTTTTAGGTGTAATTACTGGTACTCTTTGACCATTAATTGTTTCATACCTAACAGAAGCCTCTGTTTCTACAAACGGCATTATCTGTCCTCCCTGTTGATTTCTAATATTGATGCTACAACGTGCAATCTATTTGCATCTGCAGCGGTTACTTGTAATACTTCACTTTCTTGCATAATCAAAGGCTCATTTAATAATTGTTCTGTAGCATTACCTGCTATAGTTTTATTTTTAAATATAGTAAATTTATCAGCTGATGCTGGATCTCCATTAAATAAATCTACTGTAATATCACTACCATTGTTTGTGTCATCACAAACTAATATAGATTTTACAATAGCTCTAGAGTTAGATGCTACAGTATATAAAGTTGTAACTGTGTTAGTTGTTAAATCTAATTTTTGGTTTTTATATATATTTGCCATTTATCCTAATCCGAACCACGTATATCTTTCCGAGTCTTCTTTAAGTTGTGTTAAGTATGTAGAGTTTAATTGTTCAATGATTGTAGTCAACGCTCTGTTAATTTGTCTTTGATTATCTTCACTATATTCTTTTTTAGGTTCAGGTAATCTTACTACAACTTTAGTCATTATCCTCTTCTTCCATCTGGTTGTATGTCAACTTGAAACGTACCAAATCTCCAAGACTCACCTACACCAGTATTTTCTATCTTTATATTTGCATATCTTCCTCTTGCTCTGGTGTCAACCTTTAAGGTACTAGAATTTATTATAAAAGGACTTAATGTAGTTTCTATATCATCTTGTGATGGAAAATCTTTTATAGATAAAGTTATTTGATTGTTACCTGTTAATACTTTAAAGTTTGGTAAAAATCTTCTCATCGCTAAAAATACTTCTGATTGATCTGGTTGTAATGAAAAACTAAATGATTGTATAAAAGATGTTAATGCAGTTACACTACCATCTGGATTTACTTGATCGGTCCCCGATTCTTGTTCAAATAATACACTTCTACCTAAACCTGTTTCACCTATAATTGCAGGAAAAGAACCTGTAGCTGAACTGCTGTATGCTGTAGCGTATGGTTTAGGATATACTAATGAATCAATCCAAGTTGTTCTAATTGAATTAGTGTTAGTTCCTGTATACCAATTACCCATAGGTAACTGTGCATTGTTTTGTCCGTAGTTGTAAACTACATATCTATTATTAAAATCTGATCCTGATGTTGGATACCACCAAGTTACTTCTGTAAATAGGTTATTGATACCGGCACAAACTTGTTGGCCTTTTGTTGTATCAACATCATCATAAATATAATCTTCAACTGAACAAGGTAGAGTATTTACTGTACCATCAAAAGAGAAGAAACCATTATTACCCATCCAATATGCAACACCATCAATTTCAATTGCTGCGTTCTTACCAATCAATCCACAGTTTGTACCCACTTGTTCAAAACCAAATGTAAATGGCGCACCTACAAATTTCATTGTGTATAGTGCATTATCTGTCCATACTAGAATGTTTTCTTTTGCAACTAAAGCTCCTACAATTTTAGTACCATCTTGTATTCTTTGTGTACCGGCTGTGTTAGTTGCTTCTGGTGTATATTCATTTATATTTTCATCTTCAGAAAATCTTATAAACATATCGTCTTGTGTAGTAGGTGATCCAATAGTTGTTTCAGTTCCAAAATGAATTAAGTGCCGTGTTGTTGGTGAAATAAGTGTAACTCTAGTAGCTGTTGGATTGTTTGTAGTCTGAAATCCTGATGTAGTTGTAGAAGCTCTTGTAGATAATCTTGCTGCAATAGAAGAATCCCAAGTAAAAGTTTTACCATTAGCAATCGTTGCAACTAATACATCACCAAAATTACTTAATGACCAAAGTCCTGGTTCAAGAGTAACAGTACCTGCATCTACTGCATCTCCCCATCCTGAAAATTCTGTAGCATTTGTAACTGTTGCTGCTGTTGAGTGAGCTTGACCATTTGATGTACCAGTAGTTGCTGTACCTTTTGCACCTCTAGTAATACCTAAAAATTGTGTAGCATTTGTTGATGTGTATGTAATTAATTCGTTAGCGATTGCGATAGTTCCAGAAGATGGAAACCCTGTTGTGCTTACAACTGTAACCGCGGTCCCCGATCCACCTGTACCATTTGTATCTGCAAGAAGTGCACCATTTAAAGTTGTTGTTTGTGCACCTTGAACTGTACCACCATATTGACTAATACCAAAACCATATCCATAAGTTTGTGCAGCTGGACCCACTCGTTCGTAAGGTTTTATATCTACACTACCACCAGACGCTGTAGAACCTGCGCTTGTAAAAGTTATAGTAAAAGTGTTTGCTGTTGGTGTAGAAATAACTTGAAATAGTTTATCTTCAAAATCTGATGCACTTAATCCTGTACCACCAGGTAAAGTTACACTATCTAATAAAACAATATCACCGTCTTCTAAATTATGTGCTGCTGATGTTGTAATGGTAATAGTAGTTGTGCCATTAAAAGTAAAAGTAGCTGCTGAAATAGTAGTTGCTAAAGGAGTTACATCAAAAAATTGACCTTCAAAATATACAATTAGAAATTTATCTGTGCCAATTGCAACATATCTATTACCATCTTGGTCAACGAATGCGTGTTGTTTTCTAGCTACACCTACTAAAGAATCTGTAAGTAATGATTGCCAACCACCAACTTTTTCTGGTAGTCCATATCTAAATCTAACATTATCTGAATCAACCCAACGACCTTCTGCCCCAACGGCAGTGTCTTGTTTATCTATTCCGGGAGCAAACTTAATCTTCGTAAGCATTATTACTCCTATGCTGTATTAGTTTTTAACTGCCAGCCTTTACTTGCCCCAGTATAAAATAATGTGACTGATTGATTATTAGTAGTTAGGTCTATTGAAGAGTTTGCACCTTGAATATTTTCTGAACCATCTGGTGCTACAACACATTTGTTTGTTGCAAAACCATTTGATGCCGATACGTCCATAATAACTATTTCATCCCCAACAGAACCTGCAGGTAAAGTAATTGTTACAATATTAGCTACAGTGTCTACACCAATTTGATCTCCAGGAACTGCCGTGTATGCAGTTTTACTAGCAGCCGTTACTGTTGTAAATCCTTTTTGCAACATACCTAATGTTGTTGCTGGTACACTACCTCTAGAATAAACTAAAGCTGTTGCGCCTTCTGGAAGAGGGACTTGAGTAGATGCACTTTGACCCGTTGTAAGTAAAGTTACTGTATAACTATCACCAGCTCCACCTCTAGTTGTTGCATCCTCTACAAAAAATACTCTGTTTGCATTACCACCTGTTGTTGATGCAGGCATTGCTAAACTTGCATTACCAGATAAAGTTCCTGTTACTTTAATGTAAAGGTTTTTACCATTCGCGCTCGACGATCCGTCGGCCAAACTTAATGTAGTTGTACCTGAACTTAAAGTTACTTCTACATAACCTGATGCTGCTGTTTGTAATAGTTGTAAATTTGTATTTGTGATTGCGCCCCATAGACCGGCTTTTTCACCTGTCGTTACGAGTTCTAATGATAAATCTGATGAATAAGTTGATGCCATAATTTTAGTACGGTTTGATTGGTGTCCAAACCATTGTTGCTCCTGGTATTATATCGTTCCACGTAATAACTCCCGGTTCTACTGTATCTAATGATAAGCTAGAACCTGTAGGTAATACATTTGCTCCAGCTGTTATTGTAACATTTCCTGTAGCCAAGGTCAACGAGTTTCCAGAAGGTGTTACATCAACATCTATATTAACAGTAAACGCTCCAACACCTAAAGATACTGCACTTCCTGTAACA